ATGCCCTACCCACATACACTATTGGATATGTGGTTCTGCGCCGCCTATAAGCTAGCACACACAGGCGGTAGCAAGATAATAACGGTAGCCAGGGGCGAGAAATTGCCCACAGCACACCTTTATTATATAGCGTTTATAGTAGTAGTCGCTGCACTGATCAGCAGGCGGAAGAGGCTATAAACTTAATAGCACCTAGCAATAAGACGCTCGCGGAATGCCAGCGCTGTAAGTCTAGGAAAGGCCAGAGAGAACCGTATTGATTACGGTTGAGAGATGCTTCCGCTATGGTGGCATCTTTTACTTTATAAAAGCAACTATTGAAATAATCAATAGCAAGAAATTTAAAATTGATGATATAATTAACTGATAAAAAAAGGAAGGAGGCATGTAATATGTTAAAAGCTATAGATGTTGCTAATTTCTTTATTTATCTATTAAGCGATAAAGAAGATGAAGAAAACGATTTAACAAATATGAAGCTTAATAAGCTCACATATTATGCACAAGGCCAGTTCCTGAAAACAAACGGAAAACCTTTATTCTCGGAAGGCGTGGAAGCGTGGAGACACGGTCCAGTGGTTCCGTCGGTTTATTATGCGTTTAAAGAAAACAAAAATAACCCCATAAAAAACTTTAGCGGTGATTTTGATATATCTAAATACACTGACGAAGAAAAAGAAGTGATGCTCGATGTGGCTTTTGATAAAGGTCGATATAGCGCAATCACGTTAAGAAACATGACACACAAACCAGGGGGTCCGTGGGCGCAGAGTTACAATGGCAGCTTATTTGCAACCATATCAAACGACCTGATAAAAGAGTATTTCTGCAAGCATGATGTTTTAGAACCTTTAGAGTTAGATTTATCGGATTGCGAGGTAATAGGGCATAGGGATAATGACGGATATCTAGTTTTGCCTAAAGAATATGACTGTTAAAAAATGGGAGATTCATTGGGCATTTGTTAAATTTGAAGATTCCGACGAGATAAAGCGAAGACCTGTATTGATTATAAACGAATCAAGGGCGGCTATTGTTAGCCTTAAAATGACAGGAACTAATAGAGGAGACAATGTGCGCGAATATTGCATTGTAGACTGGGCAAAAGCCGGGCTATCCAAATCCACATCTGTTAGGTTAGATAAAATCTTGTATTTGCAGGAGTCTGACCTGGACGGAAAAATCGGCGAGCTTCAAGAAATAGACAAATTAAGAATCGGATTAAGAATGAGCAAAAGGTAATAAACGAACGGCTTAAGCCGTTCGTTTTACTTTGCGTTAATCATATCCCAACTATCATCAAGACTATCTAATGTTGTATGTGTATAGATATTAGCAGTCATTTTGATATCGGAGTGTCCCATTAAGTACTGGGCGGTGCGAATATCAACACCTTTCTTTTGGAGATTGGTACAATACGTATGCCTGAGTGAGTATGTAGATAAATCTTCACCGAAAGGATAGGGCGGTATAAGCTGATTCCTATACATCTTGCAGCCCATCTCTATATTTATATCTCGTACAAGACTTTTCCAAGCAAACAATCTCTTTTTGTGAGATAAAGTATTGTTCTGAGATGTGGTGATTAAATAGCCGGTAGATCCATTAAGTAAATCATCTAGCATATCCGGAAGAGGTACATATCTATCGGCCGCTGCACTCTTGGTTCCTCGAACATGAATGTACTTGCGTTCTTTACTGATGACTATATCTTCATACTTTACCCTCGCCGCCTCAGAAGGGCGGCAGCCGCATAGGTAAATAAGCATAAAGTATATAGCGTACTGGTGCTTTAAAGCACACTTAACAAATACCTCTTGCTCTTCGGGGGTGAGGGAACGTCTCTTGTTTAATGTTCCTGTAGGTTTAGATATATCTGCAGCCGGATTTGAATTAATCAAACCATTATCTACGGCTTTTCTAAATATAAAATTAAGCTTCTGATACACTTGCCCTATAGTATATTTGCTCATACCCTCATACTTATTAATAAGAGATTGGCACATTATAGGGCGTACATCCTTAAGTTTATAATGACCAATCTCACTAACTATATATTTCTCTGTAAAATCTAAATACCTATCACGAGCATCTTCACTAGAACTAGTCTTGTAAGTTTCAACGCATTTCCTAGCCCAATCCCCAAGTGTCATATTAGAATTAATAATCACATGGTTAGCCTTAAGATCCTCAAGCCTTTTCTGATATTTCATTCCGAGCTCTAGTTCAGAGTTTGCCCGGATGTAATATCGTTTGCCATCATATGTAAATGTCTTTGTAAATTTATATCTTTTCATCAAGCCCTCGCAGCATAGATATTAATTAAAATCGATCCAATAGGAAAGCTGGCTAGCCCAGCTACAGTCATATAATACTGATAATCAAAACCTATATAATATCCTGCGATCCAAACAACCGCACATACAATCATTGGAATGAAAATTGCAAATGCACCTTTAGATGTTAAAAACCCTGCAGTTAAAAAAGCGAATCCAAGGTAATTAAATGAGACGAGATAATAATCTCTGCAAAAGATAGCTAGAAACATAAACGCTATAGGTAATATGTAATCAAATAACGCGTATCTAATTTTTTCTGATGTACTACACATGTTAATACCACCTTTCAAATCACGAGTATAAAAAAATAATATATCCATTGAAATTCAAACATTTAGACAATGAATCGTAATGCCAAATTGATAAAATCACGAGCAAATCACGAGTAAATTGTAAGTAACGACCAATATTATTACCTAGCGTGATAAGTTCCTATACACTCTCCAACTATATAAATATCATCTGCATCTACAAGAGTAGGAGCATAATCTGAATTACAAGGTTGAAGCATTACTTTATCGTCCATCTTATAAAGTTTCTTAAGTGATGCAGATTCCTCTGCTCCCCAGCATACAGCGTAAATATCTCCATCAGAATAATCAAAGGACTTGCGAATGAATGCAAAATCACCATCATAGATACCAGCATCAATCATAGAGTCACCTTTAACCTTAAGGCAGTAATCGGCTTTTATAGTATGATCCACATAAAAGTGACCTTGAAAGTTTTCTTCACAGTGAATTCCGCTCCCGGCACAAATAGTTCCCAAGATAGGAACTGCGTACGCAGCAGGAGTAATGATGTTAGATGGAAGAGGGCGAGAGGTTGCTTTGCTCTCTAAATCTGTTTCCACTAATTCACTGATGGAAAGGTGAAATATATCGGCAAGTTGCCTCAATACTCCCATGTTAGGTTCTGAGTCGCCTGTCTCCCATTTCTGAATAGTAGTAAAGGATTTATAACCGACCATCTCCGCAAGCTCTTCCTGAGTTAGGTTTCTTTGCTTTCTTAAAAATCTTATATTATTTGAAAAGCCCATAAACAACTCCTTAATCCTAACTAGTTGATGTGTGCGTTCATTATATACGAAGTAGAAATAAAATCAAGCAAAGTTGATAAAAAAATAAAAAAGATTGAAATAATTTCAAATAAGCTATTGACACTTGAAATAATTTCATGTAAGGTTGTGACAATAAGGATTCAATATTAAGAAAGGAACGGTGAGGTAAATATGAAATACTCGCTAAAAGAGTTAAGGGCTAGACTCGGTCTAACTCAAGCAAAAATGGCTGAAAAGCTCGGAATCTCTACACAAACTTATAATTCATGGGAGAATGACTTCTCTAAAGTCAAAATGAAGGACGCTTTAAAGATCGCAAAGTTATGCGGGATTTCAATAGATGAGTTTAAGTTTTAATTTTTTTTAATCTCTACTTGAAAGTATTTCATGTAGACAGATAAAACTGAAGAGGTTTAAGAAAGGAAAGTGAAATGGAATCACCAATTACCAGATTAAGAGCCACAGAAAAAACGCTAGAAAAAACCAAGATTGAACTAGCTCGTACAAGGGAAGAGTTACGCAATGCCAAAAAGAGAATTGAAGAAATGACGGCTAATAGGAGTTCTGGACGCGTAGGAAAAAATATAACTCTTTCAGATTATGTACTAAAAGAAGCTCGAATTGTTGCTGAGATACAAGAGTTGCTAGCTGATGAAATAAAGGCTCAACTATCGAAGGGTGCGTGTACAAGAGAAATTGCACAGTTGGTTGAATCATTAGCCAAGCTAAAATAAATAGCTAACAACAGAGGTAGATAAAAATGACAAAAGAAATGAGAAAATCCCTACTGCCACTACTCAGGGAAATTAAGAAATTAAAAAAGATGGGGATAAGGGTTGACTACATAGTTAAATTTTCAAAGGAGAAATAGCCTTGCCGCACCACTGACAAGGCCACTGAAAAACTATTTACTTGTAGAAGTCGGATCAACTCCGTTGAGCTTCAAAACAGAAACCACCTTTTCTAAAGAGGAGTTAACTCGTTTAACATCCTCGTTGTCAAACATAAATAGGTTGGCTGACATCCCGATATCTCCATCAGAGTTGTAAAAATCCCGAAGATCGTATAGGGCTTCATAAATAGTTTTCCAATCATCAATAGTGAAATTTACAGGCATAATAACCTCCTTAATAAATTATGAAACAGCTTACAAGGAGATTATATCGTAAAAATTTCAAAATACAGGAGAAAAAACAAAATGGATACAAACACCACAAGACAAGTTATCTGTACAGCAATAAGAGACACCCTACACGCAATGAATACATGCAAGGACCTCGATATGATAATCGCTACGCCGGATAAGGACGAAGTGCTCTTGTCATATGGAGATAAGGCACTGCGCGTAGATATTCAGGATATCCCGGAAGAAGAACTACCGAGATTTTTAATCGCAAAGATTAACTATGAACAGAGAATGACACTAAATGACTATCAGCATGAAACACTGCGAACAGGAAAAGAAGTAGGCGTAATCGAATCTGTAATGGGAATGTGCGAAGAGATCGGGGAAGTTGTCGGCAAAATCAATAAGGCTACATTTAGAGGGCATGATGCGGATGTGAAAGAACTAATTGATGAACTAGGTGATGTTCTTTGGTACTTATCCATAACCGCATATAACGCAGGTGTGCCACTAGAATCAGTCGCAAAACTCAATCTAGCAAAGTTAAAGTTAAGATACCCAGATGGATTCGATGTAGAAAGATCCAAACACGAAGAGGAATAAAGAAATGGATAGGCAAGCAATATTAAACGATCTTAAAAAAGAATATGGTAGCTTTCCGACTATATCAGATATATCAAGATATCTAAAAATTAGCCGTGCAAGTGTAAGAGACCTGATGAATGGCGTTGAGTGCTTGCCGGACGGAAGAAGCAAGAAATATTTTGCAGGGGATGTAGTAGACAAAATCTACAAGAACAGGAGCATGTAATGAGCAATAAAGAGTTATTCAAAGCCATATTTTCGGACGAGGAAGGCAACTTCAAGATAATAAATCTAATTGGAACTATCTGTTTAGCACTGCTATTCCCTATGCTGCAAATATTCCTATATGCGCTAGGGTGCAGATAAAAGCGAGGTTAAACGTGGATAAGTTTAAACCTATTGAACCTTGCATTATCAAAGTGATTAAGCTAGCGCATGAAATGGTCGATAGCGGTACGATTGCAGGAGCAAAAATAACAACATCAGATGGATATGTAAATCTTAAACGCATGAATGGCAAGGTAACCGTACAAAGAGAGGCACGACATGGATATTGAAAGACGAAGAAAATATTTTAAAGGAATTGTATCTGAATCAGCTATTACTAGAGAGTTCACTGATTATGAAGAACCTAGACTAGAAGTATGCGAAGAAAAAAGTGTGTTGTCAAATATAGAACCTTGGAGCGATGAAGAATTACAAACAATTACATTCGATTAGGAGACTAACCAAATGATGGAGTATTACAAAACATGTGCTTTTCCAAAGCCACAGACCAGGAAGAAAAAGAAGAAGCAAAACGGATATAAGGATAAAGCAAGTAGATTTTGCGCATATTGCGGAAAACCCTACGCAGAAAGGCACGAAATTTTCGGAGGGTCTAACCGTCAAATAAGTATAGATCTAGGCTTTCAAGTGGACGTGTGCCACGAGCACCACGAAGAGCTACATATGAACTGTAGCGAGTGGGCGCAAGAAGAGAACATTAAACTAAGACGCTTTTATCAAAAGAAATATGAAGAAGAAAAGATGGACGAGGGAATGACCAGAGAGCAAGCACGTAATGACTGGATGATCCTTATAGGAAGGAACTATTTATGAATAGATGGAAATCAACGACAACCATACCAAGTATAAATCTGAATGTGAATCAAATCCTACATAAGGCAGATTCAATAGACGACACGTTAACGTATGAGTCTGTGAAAAAAGGATTTGCCTATGTAGCAAATAAGGAAGAATTCTTAATTCTGAGCGCGTCAAATGGCTACCTCAGAATGACTTATGAGGAGCTAGAGGAAGTTAGAAAAGAAATAACAGGAATCTTAGAGGAAGTAGATAGGAAAAGATGGTAAACGTAGGATGTGTGTGTGACAGGTGCGGACACGAGCACGGAACGCCAAATGACAATAGGTCGTTTCGTTGGTGCAGGCGAATTAAGGGGACCATCTGTGGTAAATGTTGTAATGAATGCGAATACTATAATGATTGGCGCTGCACCTACGACCCAGTAGGAAGAGAAAAAATGCGAATGCTGGTATATGCAAATAAAGCTGCTGAAAGAACAATTTCTAAAAATGAAGATATTGCTAAAAAAGTAAGCATTACAACAAGAAGGATGATTGAACAAGTTAATGAAAACCTAAAAGCGGAGATAAACGCTAGAGAAGAAGAATACGACAAACTACGCGCCAGGGAAGGCGAAGAACCAGAAATGTTTTAAGGAGATAAGCATGAGTTACGAAACAAACGATGAAATAACAATGGATGCATACATTGAAGAAAAAATAAACACAAAGTTACCCAAACTATTTTTTATCTCACAGCCAATGGCTGGCAAAACAGATGTAGAAATAGCTGCTGAAAGAACAATGATTAAAGAAAGAATTAAGAGAGAAATTAATCCTGCAGCCATCTTTATTAATTCCGTGCTAGATAGAGAAAAGATGAAAAAAGAAATCAAAAATAAGAACGTGAAATCGGAATCACTATACTATCTGGCGGAATCATTAAAACTACTATCTACTGCGGATATGGCAGTATTCGCGCATGATTGGCTAGAAGCTAGAGGCTGCCGACTTGAAGAAACGGCAGCTAGACAGTATGGAATTGACGTGCACTACATATAGGAGAAGCAATGAATATAAACTACTGTGAGCTCTGCGGCTGCGGTGCCGCAAGAGAGAAGCGAGAAATACTTACACTAGAAAATTCAGACGGAAAGCAAGAAGTACACGTTTTATGCAAGGCGTGCGCTGATGCACTAAAGAGACAGTTAATAAGGAATAGCAAATGGACTACAAAATCATAGAAGAGCTAGCCACGCTATCGACAGATAACAAGGGCAGAAAAAAGAAACTTGTAAAAATATCTTGGTACGGAAAAGAACCAGGATATGAAATAAGGACCTTTGACAAAGACGGAACACCGCTCAAAAGAGCAATGCTAACAGAAGATGAATATCAAGAGTTAGCAAAATTTATGATAGGGAACTATTAATTGGAGATGCAGATGACTAATTATGAACTAATCCAAGAAATGGAAACATGGCAACTTGCTAAATTCTTGCGCAAGGTGAGCGATGGCGAAACAGAGTTTACGGTTTGTGATAGAGAATGTGAATCCTGCGCTAATGATGTAGAAATGTGTGAAGCACTAATTGAACGATGGTTAAAAGAGGATTGTGAAAATCCAATTGCGAAAAAACCAATAGAACTTGAACCTTGGCGAAAAATAATAACAAGACAACTAACTGACGAGGAAAAGGAAGAATACAAGGACCTCGGATGGGATTATATATTAGAAAATTTACCAAGTTATGAAGAGGACGTACTTGTTACAGATGGTGACAATGTATGGGTGGATTACTTCGAAAAAGATGAAAACGACTGCGTGTATCTTGGTGGAACTGACGAATGCGTAGACGGCGTTGTAGCGTGGATGCCAATTAGGAAGTGCGAACTGTAAATTTTGATAACTAAGGAGAAATGCAAAATGAAAGCACTGTTGAAATATCCAGGAGCCAAGAATTGATTAGCGCCGTGGATAGTTAGCCATATACCACAGCACAAGGTATATTGTGAACCTTTTTTAGGAAGCGCGGCAGTATTTCTTAATAAAAGCCCATCGTACAACGAGATTTTGAATGACATTGACGATGATATTTATAATTTTTTCAAGATTGTTAGAGAACAATCGGAAGAATTCAGCAGATTGATAGATACCACACCATACTCACGAATTGAGCACTCGAACGCATTTAACGACGAACCTATATCAGAACTAGAAAAGGCGCGTAGATTCGCGGTGAAATGTTGGCAAGGCTTCGGATGTGGGAACACCTACAAGACAGGCTATAGGCGAGGCATAGGCGATACGAGCCCAAACCCCGCTAAAGCATGGGAAAAACTACCAGCCACAATGCGACTTGCGGCTGAGCGATTAAAGAATGCACAGATAGAGCATGTTGACGCCTTGAAATTAATCAAAGACATGCATGGAGAGAATACTTTTATCTATATAGATCCTCCATATATGAAGGGTACAAGGGTAAAAAAGAAACAATATACCCACGAAATGACAGATGAGCAGCACATGAAACTGCTGCAAATTGTCAAAGAAAGTGACTGTAAGATTATGATTTCCGCGTACGAAAATGAGCTGTATAACACAGAGTTGATAGGTTGGAGAAAGGAACATAAGTCAACTACAGCCGAGTGTTCGAGGCGGAGAATTGAAACGCTATACATGAATTATTAAGGAGCAAACAATGGACGAAAGAAAATTTATAAAGAAGTGCAAAGAGATTGTAAGAAACTACTACAACGATAGAGTTGAGTCAACTGATAAGAACGGCAAAATCACAACAGAAGATGTATTTGTTGTTTGGTTCTGTAAAACCTTACAGAACTCAAAGGCTTTGCTCAGCACCAACGTGCCAGATGGTATGTATTACGAAATTACATATAACGGAGATAAGAATGAGTGTTATCTTGACGCTTATAAAAAGTGGCAGAACGTTTGTATTGAAATGTAGTAAAAGGAGTACGAAATGGAAGGATTTTGTAGAGATTGTGGGCAACTACATTTAGTTGCAGCAGAAACGCAAGAGGAAGCGGATGAAATCGCAACAGTAAGATGCGATTGCGAGAATGAAGAGAAGTGGCACAGGCTCATGAACGCAAATGTTGAAATGCTGTGCGGTGAGCAATCGAGGGAAATGCAACTTCAACCGTTGTGCAATTCCGGTATTGAACTTGTGAAGAGAACATGCGAGCTCGTAAGAGCTAATGTGATCGATAAATCGAAAGTTAATATCGCAAACAGCGAAATAACGATAACGAGGAAGAATGACAAAATCGATATCAAGAGAGTGAAAAAGCAAACAAACCAAATGATGATTTAGGGCAGTAGAGCGAAACAAACAACATAAAAATAATATGCTATGTAAGTAGCGGACACCATAAGTTATTTTTATAAGGCAAACAATGATGTAAAAATGATAATCTCTCAAACCAACGTCCGCTACTTCATATATATAGGAGTAAACAATGATCGACTTAATACTTACATTATGGATATTGGGAATTATAGCAGGAGTTAACGCGCTATTATTCACTGCGCTAAACAAAATGGAAAAAGCAAACAAACTATATCTAGCAGCAGATTTACTTATCTCTGCAGGATGTCTAGTAATTCTGTACTGGATATACATATAACTAAATCGCTATGATGGCGGCGAACATAAAGGTCCTTTCTGAAAATAATATACATATAAGAGCACAACATAATTAAGTAGCCATATTCGCCGCCTCATATATATAAGAAGAAAATATAAAAAACGAGAAAATAATCACCAGCTGCGAGCTGGTTTAAAAGTTCAATTGAGTATTAACAAGTTAGCGAAAATATAATCATGATTAGAACTAAAAAATATAACTGCGGAAATTATCAAGAAATAGAAATATTTAATGTATCGCCAAGAAAAAGAAAATATGAGAGAGCAAGGAAGGTAAAAGAATCTACACCGGCACAAAAAAATCTCAACTCTAAAAGAGCACAGAGATATTTTGCAAGGCTGTGCAATCTTAATTTCACTGAGGGTGATTACAGCGTAGACGCTACATACGATGATGCACATCTTCCGACTAACAGAGATGAAGCGTTAAGAGACGTTAGAAACTATGCGCGCCGTGTTAGATATGAAATGGCGAAGCGTGGAAAAGAAGATGTTGAATTTGTATATGTGATCTCAAATCACAAAGGAGATGATACAGGTTCAAAAGCGAGATGCCACATCCACATGATTTTTAAAGGAGCAGATAGAGACGTCCTAGAAAAAAAGTGGAAAGCAGGATATTGCAATACAGATAAACTTAGATTTAGCGAAACAGGAATTACAGGAAAAGCCTTATACATGGCAAGGCAAGGAAAAAGCAAAAGGTGCTGGGGCGGTTCTTTAGGTTTAAAAAAGCCGGAGCCGATTGTTTCGGATAGAACATTTACAAGGGGGCAAGTAGAGAGAATCATAAACGATCCAGGAGACGGAAGATTTATTTCAAAGTTAATAAATAAAAATAATAAAACTAAATATGTATTCACAGATTGCATAGTCGAACACGACGGCAGGCAGGTCGGATTCTTTTCAGAAGATCCAGGGGACGGCCTCGGATTTAGCGTGCTAATCAGAATGAGGAGGGAATGATGAGCTATTACATTAAATGCCCTTTTTTTATGGCGCATAAAGAAAACACGATTACATGTGAGGGCTGCATGCATTTTTTTGACACAAAGAAAAAGCATCGGAAACAGATTGAAAAATGCGAAGAAGGCGGCACAGAATGCAAGTACGCTAAAAGACTTTTTGAGTGCTACGAAATCTATCAAGATTCCCCAGACTTAGAATTAAGATTACATGAAGTTTATGCGGACGAAATGAGGAACCAAATATCCACGCTCGTTTGGAGATTAGCTAGAGAAAAGAATAACCAAAATAAACTCAAAGAAAATTACGAGAACGCTCTTGAAATAAAAACAAAAGATATAAACAGACTCACAAGGCAGCTAATGCTAGACAGAAAAAAGGTAGCAATCAATGAAAAAACAATTCTTGCATTGATGCACAAGAATAATCTTAGCATGACAGATATTAGCGAGCTTGTGGATAAGTATAGAGATAGCGAATTAATTTTTGATGCAAAAAGCGGAAAGGTGGAAAAGAAATGAACGCATTAATGGACGGTATTATATTTATAATGCTAAATGCCCAGGTGGGAATAGAGGTAGGTGCTACAGGATGGAGCTATTTTTAAGCAAGAGAAAACGAGGGGAATTCCCTCGTTTTTTATTAAGCCGCCTTTATGATTTCCTGTGGTGTGAATGAGAAGTATAAATCGCTGCCAACCTCCGAGCTCTCACGCTCGTATAATACTATTGCCCTATCAGGTGCAGCAGATAGCTTTAACTTTTCAATTGCGCTCTCTTTAGTTTCAAAAGCTCCAATGCGCACACCGTTTTCAAGGTCTCCTGCATATGGAACGGATGACACTCCGTCAGAATCTTTCATGAACCAGTAAGCCGTGTAATACTCTTCGCCATTTGGTCTAATTCCATACCAGCAATCTAGCGAGTTCAGATATTCTTTGCAGTTGATTTTCTTTGTAATTTCGTTTAACAT